AGGGACGCACGAATATCGATGGAGCGATGTCGAATATGGCCCTAAACACTTACAGCGCACTGCAAACGACGATAGCTAATTATCTCTCACGAGATGATCTTACTGCCGCGATCCCAGACTTCATCCAACTTGCCGAAATACGGCTTCGTCGAGATTTACGCCTGCGGCAGATGCTTACACAAACATCGACAGCGGCAACCGGTGGGGTCGCTACGATTAGCCTCCCTAGCGACTTCCTGCAAGCAAGGGATGTGTACGTTGATTCTGATCCCGACTTCCCGATCACATACTCAACGCCAAGTACGTTCATCAGAAATGGCAGGACGAACGAGAGTGGTGTACCAGCTTTCTACACGATCCTCGGCTCGACAATTCAGTTTGCGCCAATTCCTGACAGCAATTACACGATTAAGATTTTGTACTACGCCGCACCTGACTTTCTCTCGACTTCCAACACATCGAACGTCTTTCTAGCCAATTGTCCTGACGCGGTCTTGTATGGAGCGCTAGGCGAGGCTGAACCCTATCTTATGAACGATCCTCGGTTGCAGACCTGGGGTGCTTTGTATGATCGTGCGGTTGCGTCTCTCACGAGGTCTGATGAAGAGTCTCAGTATTCGGGCGTTCCTCTCACGATGATGGTAACCAAGCGATGAGAGTGAACTTCGGCGAGTGGCTCCCAGATCAGCCAGGTGTTGCTGGAGCCCTTGTGGACGCTAAGAACGTCATCCCTCAGCAGGTTGGATATGGTCCTTTACCTTCGCCTAGTGAATGGAGCAATGCGGCTTCAGAGTCGCTTAATTCGGTGGTTGCTGCGGCGGCTCCTGACGAAGCGGTCACGGTCTTTGCGGGTGGCGAGACAAAGCTCTTTAAGCTAGGCACGAACCTGAATCTATCTGATGTTTCTAAGTCCGGTGGGTATACAACCCCATCAGATCAGAAGTGGCGATTTACGCAGTTTGGCAACCGAGTGATCGCGGCTAATGGAGGCGACAGGCTTCAGGGCTACCTCATGGGAACTTCGACCTTGTTTGCGGACCTTGGTGCTGCTGCTCCTAAGTCTCGGTATGTAACAACCGTGAGGGACTTTGTCGTTGCTGGATTTAATAATGGCTCAACGGTCTACCCTAACCGTGTTGAATGGTGCGCGTTAGGCGACGAGACAAGCTGGACTCCTGCTGCAACGACCCAAGCGGACTATCAGGACATCCCAGACGGTGGTCATGTCAAGGGATTGACCGGAGGCGAGTACGGTATTGTGTTCATGGATCGCGCTGTGGTCAGGATGTCATACGTTGGAAGCCCTCTTGTATTCCAGTTTGACACGATCTCTAGGGGTCTTGGGTGCATGGAGCCCAACTCGATCATCCAGTACGCAGGGATGTCGTTCTTTTTGTCTGATGACGGGTTTTACAGGTGTAATGGTCAAGCGGTCGAGTCCATTTCTGTCGAGAAGGTGGACAGATGGTTCTTCAATAACGTCGACATATCGCAACTTTCCTCGATGTCGGCTGCGGTAGACCCGCTTAAGAACCTCGTGATCTGGGCGTTTAAGACGGTCGATCAGTCAACTTTCGTGCTTATCTACAATTTCAACCTCAATAAATGGTCTTACGGTGAGGTGAATGTAGACACAATAGCCTCATCTACCGCGATCACGACCACTTCCTCGTCTGGCCTTACCTTAGAGCAACTGGATGCTTACGGAAGCCTTGAGACGCTCCCTGCAAGCCTTGATTCCTTTGGATATACGGTTACATCTACCCTCTTGACGGGTACGCTAGGGACCAAGATCGTTGCTTTTTCGGGCTCCAACCTGACAGCAAACATCGTCACACCCGATCTCTCGCTCAACGACACGCCAAGCGTTATTACCTTGGTTAGGCCGGTTATTGATGGCGGTTCTTGCTCGGTCCAGATCAACTCAAGACGCAGGCTCAACCAACAGACCGACTTTACCGGCTCGACCTACTCGGCCAATGACGACAATCGGATTGGATTAAGGTCTGCCGGAACCTATCACAGGTTAAAAACCATTCCTTCCGGTGTCTGGTCATCTGCTGTTGGTTTGGATGTCACGATTGTTCCGCAGGGCTTGAGATGATCTTCCGTACGCTACCTCCGTTTGGTGGCGATCAACGCGCTGTTGCCGAGATTGTCCGCAACATCATGGATGGCAAGACCAACAACACGGGAACGGTGACGTTAGCCACAGGAAACGCGACTACAACCACGATTACAGACGCTAGGATAGGGGTAGAAAGCAAGATCATCCTTGTCCCTTACTCTGCTGCCGCTTATGCTGATTCGATCCCCTACGGCTCGTTTTTCGACGTTAACGACCAATCTGCCGCGAGTACAACAACGGCTTACGCAATCACGTTTTCCAATACCGACCTGTCTAATAACGTCTACCTGTCGAACTCATCGAGGATCAATGTAAGGGCGGCGGGTAAATACAACTTCCAATTCTCTGTCCAGTTGGCAAACGATGACTCGCAGATCCAAGACGTAGACATCTGGGTCAGGAAGAACGGTACTGACATTGCCGATAGCAACTCTAAGTTTTCTATCGACTCAAAGCATGGGTCAGTTAAGGGTCATGTTATTGCTGCGCTCAATCTATTTATAGACCTGGCGGCTAACGACTACATCGAGTTAATGTGGGCAACAAGTTCAACGCTGGTCATCATCGAGCATATCGCCACTCAGACGAGTCCTACGCGACCTGCGACTCCTTCGGTGATTGCCACGATGCAATTTGTGGGTGGGTTTTCTAACGGCGGGGTTTACATCTCTTCGGTTACGAACGGGTCCGCGACGATTACGCATTTTCCAAATGCAACCTCTGACAAAACTTACGGCTATGTGGTGGTCGGATGAATGTGCAATATATCAAGCCAGATGAACTCAGAAAGGTCTGGCAGTACATCAAGCCAGGGCTTGAGGTTGTTCTCAAGAAGAGTCCAGAAGCATGGATACCGGAGGACATCTATTCTGACTGCTTTAACCAGCGATCAATGCTTTGGGCTTTTGTTGAGGACAACACTGTTGTTGGCTTTGTTGTTTTGCAGCCTATGGGCGATAATTTGCATGTTTGGGTTGCTTATGGCAAGGGAGATTTTGATGCAGGCATGGATCATGTTCTCCGCATTGCGAGAGATGGTGGCGCGAAAACTATCAGCTTTGATTCTTGGCGTAAAGGTTGGGATAAAAAAGCTAAGGCGTTAGGTTTTAGACCCAGGAAATGGGTGAGAGAGGTTTGATATGGCTGGCGGTTCAACAAACACAGTAACCAGGACAGAACTTGATCCTACGATGCGTCCGTATGTTCAGTACGGATTAAGCGAGGCTCAACGTCTCTACCAGGCTGGCGCTCCCGAATACTTTACAGGCCAGACGTACGTAGGACCGTCTCAGCAGACGCAATCTGCTCTGTCGGCCATGCAGTCTAGGGCCATGCAGGGCAATCCGCTTGTACCTTTGGCGCAACAACAGCTTGCAACGACATTAGGCGGGTCTCGCGCTGAGACGCTAGGGTCTGCAACGTCTCCAACCCTTGCGAACACGATTGCAGGTGGTTATTTAGGACAGAACCCCTACTACACGGCTGCTTTGCAACCAGGCTTTCAGGCAGCAAGTACGTCCTACCAAGACGCAATCAACCAGATGAGATCGAGAGCGTCTGCCGCCGGAAGGTACGGAACCAACGAAGCGCTTATGTCCCAAGAGCAAAGGGCTCAGGGTGCTCTTGCTAACGCTCTTGCTAACCAAGCGGCGCAGCTAGGTTATTCCGGCTACGAGGCTGAACGTGGAAGGCAGCAGCAGGCTTTGGGTATGGGTCTTGACCTTTACGAGGCCGAGAGAGCGAGACAACAAGCGGCGATTGGTGCCGCTCCAGGTTTGGCTGCTCAGGACTACACAGACATTGCTCAACTCGCACAAGTCGGCCAGGCGGCAGAGGGCTACCAACAAGCTGCCCTGCAAGACGCAATCCAGAGGTTTAACTACCAACAACAGGCTCCCTACGCTGCGCTGCAATCCTTCTTATCGTCATCGTTTGGCGCTCCGCAAGGTATGCAGACCGTACAGCCTAGTTACTCTAATCCGCTTGCTGGCATCTTAGGCACAGCCCTCGCAGGAAAGGCATTGTTAGCATGAGCGGCGCTGAGCCAATTATTGCGGCTGAGGTTATTGGAGCAGCAACAGCGGCTGAGGGCGCAGCGGCAGCGGCTGCAACAGCGGCAGAAGCGGCGGCAGCGGCTAGTGCGGCACAAACAGCGGCGGCAGCAACAGGAGCGGCCAATCCATTTTTATCGGCAGCTTATGGCTCCCTGCCTGGTATGACGATGGGCTCTCAACAAGCGGCTATGCTCGCAGCGCAAACAGGTGAGTTTGGCCTGCCTGGGTTAATGGCAACGGGTCAATCTGCAACATCTGCCGGTGCTGGTGGTCCACTAGCCAAGGCTTTGTTTTCGTCTGGAACGCCAGCGACCGCGAGGATGGGTATGCAGGGATTAAGTCTCATGCAACAGTCTGCTCCACAGGCTCCACCTCCACCAGGCATAAAGCGAGGCCAGCAGGTACAGGTAGCAGACTTTGGCTCCTTGATGGCTCAACCCGTACAGCGCAAGCGCATCTCATTGCTGTGAGGATGGTATGGACGAATACTTAGCTCGATTGTTTGGAAGCCAACCCTCTTACATGGGGCAACTCATGGGGGCAGAGGACGCTGAGAGGCTTCGCAGAGAGGCGCAGAACCAAGGCTTGTTAGGCGCTGGTATCGGGCTGCTTATGGCTTCTGGACCGTCAGCGCAGAAACAAAACATCGGTCAGATCATCGGCCAAGGTCTGATGGCAGGCCAGCAAGCCTACCGCGGTGCTATGCAGCAAGCGGTGCAGGATCGCGTTACTGGCTTGCAATTGCAGCAAATGCAAAGACAAATGCAGGCAGAAACTAACCTACCAGAGGTTCTTCGCTCAGGCATTGTTCGCCCAGTTACGGTTCAGCAGCGCCCTCTATCAGACCTTGAGCAAATGGAAATGCAGACTCCTTCGGTAGAAGAACGCACGATGGGCGCTCCAAGGTTAGATGTTGAGCGACTGCTTTCCGCTGCTGTATCTAAAGGCGTTCCTATTGACAAAGCCTTAACCGCAGCAAAAACCATTCAAGGCGCGATGCAACCAGAGGTTAGGGAGTCTGGTGGCGTTATATACGAACGTCAGCCAGATGGAACGTTTAAGCCTGTTGCTGGAGCGTCAAAGGCGACAACGGTTAAGAAAGGCGAGAGCCTTGTTGTTACCGATTTTGCAGGTAACACCAAAACAATTATGGCCCCAACGCAGCAAACGGGGACAACAGAAAACCCATTTACCCCATTGATTCAGGGTGGCGTTATTCACCCTTCTATTCGTCCGTTTGCCAACCAGTTAGAGCGTAGTTTTGCAAACATGGATGAGGATGCTCTGAATAAAGCGATGGAGCGTCTAACCTCGATGAACTCCCAGGCTCTTCAGCGCGAAGAGTCAAGGGCTGACAGGGCTGCGCAACAAGGTATAAGCAATCAACTTTTACAACTCAGGATAGATGAAGCAAAGGCAAAAGCAGAACAGGCTAAAGACGGAAAACCGCTTCCAGGTCCGGTTCTTAACGACCTGGCTTCTAAGTCAGAAAATGCTGCAAACCTAACAAGCCTTGCCAATACCTTCAAAGACGATTACGGCGGTTACAAGATTGATGCGCTAGGAAGGGCATCGGTAATGATTGCTCTTCGCTCTGATGACCCTGCTAAAAAGGACTTTGGTCAGTGGTGGCAGCAGTACGATCTTTTTGCGAACCAGATTAGAAATCAATTGTTTGGTTCTGCGCTCACAAGGACAGAGGCGCAAGCGTTTGAGTCTGCAATGGTTACGCCTGGTATGTCGCCAACTCAAATCAAGGCAAACCTTAATAGGCAAGCAGAAGTTGCTCGCAATGCTTTTGACAAGATGTCTAATGCTGCTACCGCTCAGGGCTATAGCAAGTCAGCTATTGATGCCCTTAAG